AGCAGTTTTACCGTAGAGGGTTCGCCAGTATCTTACGATGCTAGCTCATTCACAGATCGGTTCCCTATGGAACTTCAATGCGAGGTCCTAACAAACTTATATGGTGAGGATTATTCCAAACTTATAAGAAGGGTCCTTTGTTCCCGAAAGTTCTTACGAGCTGACGGAAAAGGCTACGTGCGATATGGAGCGGGGCAACCAATGGGAGCCCACGCTTCATGGGCGCTTGCTAATCTAACCCATACTCTCTTTGCCGAATGGTGTTTATCCAGTAATGGAGAAAACATATTTGGTTCTGTTGCAGTATTGGGTGACGATATCGCGTTCAAGAAAGAATCTGATGCGTCTAGGTCCTACTTATCAAAAATGAAAACCTTAGGGGTTTCATTTTCTGAGTTTAAAGGATTTACTTCAAACGAGACAACAAAAGTTGCCGAGTTTGCGAAAGGTCTTTACCTTGACGGTAAAGATGTTTCCGGGATTTCTCCAAGACCTCTTTTAAACTTTTCTAGGGATTTCAAATATATAATTCCATTAATGGATTATATAAAACCTAGTGAAGACGACCTTAACAGGTTAGTTGATAACGTTGGACCGAAGTACAGGGGTAAAACATGGGAATTAATTTCCATGTATAACCTAATCAAGGATAAAGAAATTAATTTCGATAAACTTGAGGGTACTTTAAAGGCTAACTTACAGGCGATAACGCGGCATGAGTATACTCTAGCCAAACGATCGCTCGTTACTAATACCATAGCAATGGTAATTAGCAAGCAGATCGACGGTATCAGTCTAATTGGAAAACAGACTACAAGTCTATTATTCAAAGAGAAGAAACCAGAGGTTTTCGCTGAGCTAGCCCAGTCCTGTTGCCAACTGTCCATGAAGTTTAGTCCTAGCAATGCTAAGTCTAAACCAATGGAGGTTGCGGCATACGTTGCGCATTCCGTACGGAACGCTGACGTTTTAAGTCCTGTTGGTAGCATTTTAGCCAAGATGTTAAATGACAAGGGATTACACCCTGTTATTTTCCTTCTTGCTGAAATGACAACGCTAAAAGATAGCATGAAAGCTATCCAAGTGCGTTCTACCTCAACATCCGGTTTTACCATGGCAGCTTTGCTGCGGGAAGACTGGTCAGAGGCTGTAAGAGATCTATTGAAGTACGGTGGTCGTTTAGAGCCAACGGCTGTTAAACGTTCCATCGACATCTTTGAAACCTTACTCCCTGATGTAAAAGCAAACAAAATGTTTGCGATT